CGCCCGACAGGCCTCCTTAGCCTAGCATCACCTCTTCAGAGGACTCGAGTTTAGACTTCGATTCTGACAGAGATGAGGAGTTCATGGCATAAGAGCCAATTAGTACTTATCATGACACTCACATTGGAGATGACGATATGGTATAGGATACTAAGGGGTGCTGGCGTAACATAAAGCAGTGTTACTAATTAGCAGAAGGACGAGAGTTTTATGGTGACTCCCTGCTCGATACTTAAGAAAGAGATTCCGCTTGTGAGCTATTGAGGGCAACCTTTGGAAGTGGCTGGCCTGTTCCCTTTTAGGTGCATGAATATTAGCACGATCCTGAGAATGGTTCTGATCTTCCTGCGAAAACACTAAACTACGTGGGCTGGGAGCTCATCGGAGTAGCAGAGCCGAGTGTTGCACCTAATTGGGGACCTTCTAACAGAGAAAAGAAGACGGTCCTCCATTTGCTTAGTGATGAGGAAGTGTCTACTGGAGGTTTTGATAAACCAAAGAAAAGCCGAAAACGGTACTCCACGAGGGGCAGTACGAGCTGTCTAAAAAAGGACGAGCCCAGCTTTTAGAAGAACAACGCTATGTAGTTGATCTAACAGTACGACGAAGAAACCAAGTTGATGACTAATGATGTCGACATGTAATCCTCCCTTAAAGCTCAGAAAGAGCTACTGAAAAACTTTGTATCCCTTGGACCTGACGGTCTTGGACAGAGGCCTAATGGCGATTACGTTTTTCCGGTTAGGCTTACACCGAGTTAGCAAGCTGATTGGATTGACCAACTCACTTAGCAGGAGGTAGATGTTATCTTCCAAGAACAGGATAAAGTAGCAGGGCTGCAAGGGCTTGCTTATCTTCCACATCACCGTATCTCTAACGCTCCAGCGAGAGGATTTAAGTCCCGCATTGTTTCTATTAGTGATAATACTCTAAAGACAACTGGTGAGCAAGTACGACAGAGGTTCTTTGGGTTCTTCCGGAGAAGAGTAGAACTCATTGATATACTCAAAGGAGATAAGAAGAAAGCAATCGGCGACGCCTTCGAGAGAAGCAAGAAGTGCACTGAAGAATCAGACTTCCACGTCGTTTCAAGCGATTTAACTGCCGCTACTGACACTATCCCTCAGAATCTAGTTGCCGCTTACGTAGCAGGTATCTGTGACTCAGGTTTCCTCGACACGAAGGAGGAGGAGTACCTAAGGAGATGTACTGGGTCATAAATTCTGATTTATCCTGACAACGATCAGACAACCATGAAGGCAAAACTGCTGAAACGTGGTATTCTTATGGGAGTACCAACAACATGGTCAATTCTGAACGTGATGCATCTACACTGGATCCACCAAGCAGCTGCAGCCGCAGTCCCTCGTCATAATAGAAAATAACGTTCTGGTGAGTATAAAATGGACCTCACCAAGGTATAAAGGGAGAAGCGAAAGCAGTTGAGGTAATCAGTTGCTATCTGCGGGGACGACTTACTTGCATTCTGGCCTTTAGCTGCGGTCAAAGAGTACCACAAAGTTATGATGGCTAGCAAGGTGAAGATCTCGAGTTCTAAGCACTATCTACAGAAATCAGGCGGAGTATTCTGTGAAGAAAAGTTCAGGATTTCTGGCGGTAAGATTAAGCATAGTAAAGCATTCCCACTTGGAGGACTCGTGATACCCAGTTAGTGCGTCGACAAGTAACATAAGACTTGGAGCGTCTCAGAGTAGGTCTCTCACGAGTGTCCTTACTGGCAGTCGCTTCCAAATGAAGCTAGAAGACTGGTTGATTCAGGAAAGTCAAGAAGGAAGGTCACTGCTGTTGTAAATACGTCTAATCCTGAGTTCTTAAGGAAGATTACACAGAACAAAGCAAGTGAAGCTCTATATGCACCGACTAGTCTCGGAGGACTAGATATGCCTAGAAGGTCTGATACTTATTACTTCGAAGGGA